CAACCAACCGACTTTCCACATATAATGCACATTTCCAGTTTAACGACTTAGAGAGGTCGTGTGTAAACTCTAGTTCTGATCACAGCAGCCACACAACATTTTGTGCTCAGCGTTTTCCTTACCCTTCACGCCTTTGGGTTTCTTCAGCTTGGAGAAACTACTCTCCACACCGAGTACTTTGTACTGGAGCATTCTCTGCGGAATGATTTGACTGTAGTCGAACAGTTCAGGGTATTTGCTTGTGAATTCAACAAACATTCTCTCGAAGAATCGAAATTTCTCATCTACCCAACAGTAGTTTTGCATGTGGGATATGAGCGCGCCGGAGAGATTCTCGACGGAAGTGGCGCTCAAATTCTTAATGCATTTGCTAAACCGCTTAGGTACAAATGTTAAAACTCCATTTTCCTCGAAGAATTGACTGCTAAAAAACTCGCTGCCCTCAAAAGAATCAATTTCTTTGACCGTGGTCTGGAAACCTAATTCACGAGCTAAGACGTTGTAATTCTCGACTGACAGATTTTTCGGTGCACTGCGTAGGACGTCGTCTCCTCCAGCGGCCATAGGCAGATCAACTATCTCGCTGTCTGTCATGCCTGCACGGATAAAGATTAAGACATCCAACAAGTCTTGCGCAACCGAGTTGCAAAAAATTGTCAAAAACCAACCAGGCTTCATGGCTCCATCTTGCTTGGCAGCATAGACGGTTCCATTGGAACATCTGAAGGCTTTCGATTTCTTCACACTCTGAAATTCTCTCTCTACGTCAAGACGGTACTCAGCCATCTCCTCAGGAGTTACGTCAATACCTGCAACTGCTAATTCTTTAACTAGTTCCTGGATCGAATCATAAAACCACGAGTAAAAGCTGTAATCCCATGTCGGCTTGTCACTCTCCCACAATTTCACAGGACCGAGGTGCTTTCTCAAGTGCTCAATGTGACCTGCCAATAATGGGTTGAATGCGTATTTGACTGGAGATTTACGCCATTGCGTGAGCGCCCTCTCTGCTAATGAGCCAAAGAGGGCGTGATTCTTTACGAGTTTGTTTAGAGGATGATTGTAGACGACTCGTTGCATCTCATTTTCAATCTTGTTGGCTTTTTCAGCTCCCGCTTTCGCGAAGAGCGCGTATTCGTAATCATCGTCCCATTGCTGAAGTACGAGATCAGTGAATCCCTCCACACCATAACGCTTGATGACCTGCTCATTCGTGGCAAGTCCCATCTCCTTGTAAGGGTATCCTGGGCTTTTCTTGTCCTTTACTCGATTTGAATCGATAATGGAGGCAAGATTGCGTTTGGATTTGTAACCTTTTTTTACAGGAAAACGCAGCGCTTACAACCGAAGCATCATAATCTTGTGAGAGCGCTTCAACTCGTCTGCTGTAGGAGATCGAGTGACTTATTTACAGTTTAGCTCGTAC